AGTATGTGTTACCGTTTAGGAATACTAAATCACTGTTTACAGTACCGCTAAATGATATTGGTTGCCCATTAAATAAGCCTGGATCACTGTTAAATAATAACTGATCTATACTACCTGTATTGCCACTACCAAAGTAATTGTCTATAGTTAAGGAAGTATTTCCTGACTCTACAATTAAATTACCTGTGTAAGCAATATTACCTGTACTAGTACCTGATGCTAAGTATGTGGTAACTTCTGCATTACCATAACCAGAACCTGAACCACCAATAGTTAGTGTGTTGCCTGATGTTGATAATGTTATAGCACCACTACTTGCTATGTCAAATACAGCATTTGCCTGGCTGGCTTGTATATTTGTTTGTCCTGATACTGTAACCGTACCAAAAGATGTACCGCCTGGAACATTAGTTAAACCACTACCATTACCTGTAATGATACCAGTAGTTGTTATGTTGCCAGTAGTGTTTAGTGGTACACTTAAATTTGCTTCTGTGGATTTTAGTAATAGTGTACTTGTTTCTGTACCTGCTTTTACTAATTTAAAGTCCATTACAGCATCTTCATTGCCATCTGTTGGATCTATAATACTAGTTAAAACATTTGCATAGGTTTTTAGTCCTGCACCAGTATTAGTGCTCATACCCATTGTTTTTAAAACACTTAACTGATCACCTGCCACACCTGCGGCAAAACCAGCATTTTTGTTTTGCTTCATTACAAATTGTGTAGGAACACCTGAATCGTTTCTGTTGTTTACCAGTGTTAGTACCGCATTACCACTATAGTTAGTCATTACGGTGTCACCACTTACATCTAATTGTGCTTTTCTGCTAAGTGTATCACCAAGTGTTAGAGTAGCACCTACGTCATGATTGTATGAATAAGCATTACCTTTAGAGGCCGTACTAGCCCCGCCTCCATTATCCATTGCAACATTGGATGTTACATTAAATATTGGGAAAGTTACATTTGCTGAATTAGTAGTATTAATATAACTTCCGCCTGATATTGGTAATGCGGCCATATCTGGTGTTTGATACAAGTAATACCATCCATTAGTTCCGCCTTGCCATCTGGTATAGAATGTGTTATTTGCTTTTATACTGCCATTTGCAAATGGATTATTTGTGTCCGAATCTGCAATTACAATTGGTGTTCCGTCTATAAGATTAGGTTCATGATCACTTGGACTTATAATTATTGAGTCAAGCCCTGCAATACCCACGCCATATACATTGGCAGTCATTGTGTAACTACCGCCATTTAACAATAATGTATCTACTGTTGCTGTTGCTGTTACATTAGCACCTTGTATATCACTAGTGGATGTTATGTTACCTGTGGCTGTAACACCACTAGTTGTTGTAATTGTTCCGTCATTTTTAATAACTGCATTTGCAGGGTCTGTGTAGTCAAAGGCATCAGCGATACTGAATTGTATGTCACCATTACTTCTCATACGCATTAATGCGTGTGGTGAACTTGCGGTAGTATCTCCATCCAGATATGTATAGTACTGTTTGAACACAGGAACTACTTGTGATGCATGATCTACAACTGGGTCTGTAATAATTTGTTCTGCAAATGCTGTTTGGAATCCAGTAGAAATACCATCTCCACCTGATCCTGTGCCGTCATATGCATAATGTAGGCTTTCCCATATTCTGTCTGATTTAGGTGTTACAGTAGGACTAGCCTCTGTTCCGCCTGCTCTAAATGTTCTTAAATCTATACCTGCACTACTGGTTCCATTGTATTCAGTCATGTATATCTGTGACTCGTTACTGGTTCCACGAATATGTAATGCGGCTTTAGGTGTAGGTGTTCCTAATCCTAAATTGTTTGTGGCACTATCAAATGTTAAGCCTGATAATCCACTTATATCAGCATCTGCGTTTACCTGTAAATTACCTGTTGTTTTTATAAGGTTAGTACTTGTAATATCGGCAGTCATTGTTAAACCACTGCTTTGTATAAATGCTTGAGCTTGAGCATTTGTAAGTGTACTAAATGTACTTAAATCAGGTGGTGTATATGTAGTAACACCTGTACTATTATTGTAAGACAATGTACCTGTACCACTAGCACTTGCCTGTGTTACACTTAAATCAGTTAAGGCTATACCTGGGACTGCTGGTGCAAAAGTAAATACACCTGAACTATTATCGTATGCTAATGAACCACCGCCACTTGCTGATGCTGTTGTTGTGCTTAATGCACTTAAGGCTATACCTGGGACTGCTGGGGCAAAAGAAAATACACCTGTGCTGTCATTATATGATAATGCCCCTCCACTACTAGCACTTGCTGTACTTACACTTAAATCTGCAAGTTCTATAAAGTCTGCTAATGCAGGTGGTGTATATGTAATTACACCTGTACTGTTGTCATATGCTAGTGCACCTGTGCTACTTGCACCTGCCTGCGTTACACTTACTGCCGCTCTGCTTCTGGCATCTGTATAGTATAAATTTGTGCCTTCTGCTAAATTACTTGTAGATTTAGTTGCTAGACTGGTGTCTGCTGGTGTAAAGGAAAATACGTTTGTTGCATTACTAAATGCTAAAGCACCATCGCCTGAAGGTGATGCTGTGGAAACACTGATTACTTGTAAGTTAGCATTTGCTACTATAGTACCAGAACCCCCTAAATCAATAGTAACACCATTTACTACAACATTACTGTTTGCTAATGCACTATTTTGTATTTCTGCTTCCTCGTCCATGGTATTGATACTACCATAAAAGTTAGTACCGTCGTAAAAGAATGTAATTACATCTTGGGCATTTGGGTTTGTACTTAATGTAGAATCGTCATTTACCCATTTCCATGTTGGTGAAAAATCGGTTGTAAATTTTCTATGTCCTACTGAATCTTGTTTTAAAATCATTGTACCAGAGTTACCTGCTACAAAATTGTTCATTGTTAAAGTAGATACATTAGATACCAAGTTGAATTCTTGCATGGTACCATTATTAACATCAAATGTTATTGTACCACTTGCTACATTTCCTTGATCAGAAAATGTTTCTATAAAATTCTTTACAGTTAATTTACCAGTATGTGTTTTATCACCGGTAATTGTTTGTGTTCCTGCAATTTGTACTAAATCTGATGTGCTTTTTTCAATTAAATCATAAAATGTACTACCATCATTAGTAAAGGACCATTTGTCTGTTGTTTCGTTCCATTTTAGAGAAGTGCTTGTTGATTGTGGTCTATTTGAAATAATTTCTACAGTAGCATCTGCTATTGCGTTAGCATTTAGTGTAATTTTTGTATCTTTTACATATAAGTCCGTTTGGTTCTGCGTGTTGATATTTCCTGTGGCGTTAATGTTACCGGTCACGGATAAATTACCACCTACTGCAAGTGGTACTGTGGCTATATGTGAAATAACTTGTGCGTTTGTTAATTCATCTATATTAGTTAGTCCAGAACCATCTCCTACAAAGGCACCTGCTGTGATTGTGCCTGACGTTGTGTTATCTGCACTTTGTCTAAAGTATAAATTTGTACTGCCTTGTGTTAAATCATCTGTTGTCCTAGCACCAAAAGCCGCGACACCATTAAAAGATATTACACCTGTGGAATTGTCGTATAAAATAGGGCTAACATTACTAATTGCTTCCCTAATAGCAGAATCACTTACAAAAGATGCAGATCCTACTATAATATTACTAGGAACACTAGTAACTGATACTGTTGTATTTTGTAAGTCTACCGATACATTTGCTTCTGATGTGGTGACTGTTATATTGCTTAATGCCATTTTAGTCTCCTATGAAGTTGGTATTACGGTATATCCTGCACCTAGTGTGGGGTCTCCAATAGTTACATCTGGTTCATAACGTTCAATCACTGCCCATCTGTGTGATTCTGTTGTGGGAGGTGTAACATTTGTGTTAGTCCATTTAAATGAGACTACTGTTATTGGGACATTTGTTCGAGCATCTGGTATAATATTACCTGTATATCTGTTTTTAGGTATTGTAAAATTAACAGTACCTGTAGAGGCATTTTGAACTACAATATTTGCCGCGCCTATTTCTGCGTTTGCGTAACTGCCTGTTACAGAACTTGTTGTAAAGTTAGGTTGTCCATCTGTTGTATTATATGCCATTTGATCTATAATTATTGTTTGCTTGTCTGCTTCAAAAGTATATCCTACTATACTAGTGTTATAATTATATGTAAACGTTTGTTGTGTTGAAGGAAAAAGTTCGATAACTTGTACGTTATCGGCTCCGCCTACGTAATTTGAGAATGATAAAAGTCTTCCACTCATGATGCTCGTCTCCTATTGGAACTTGTTACATGCGTGATCGCATATAACCTTAATTTGTACTACTATTTATCCTTTTTACAGATTTTAGGTAATTATTAGATATCTACGTTTAGCAATGTATTTTACTGCTACAAATCCGCTACCACCATTAGCACCAGCACCACCTCCATGGCCCGTATTTGGTGCACCTGCAACTTCTACGTTAGCACCACTGGTGTTATTATATAAGCCATCATGGTTTTCATTTCCAAATACACCATTTACCATAAATATTGTGTTAGCACTTGGGGTAGAATTTTGCACTAGAGGACCATATCCACCTTGTCCTCCTGCGCCATATAATACTACATTACCGGTAACTGAAACATTAGTACCTAATCCGCCGTTACCTCTGTCATATCTCGTACCATTAAAATGCCCAGCCTGTCCGTCGCCAACAGATCCGCCACCACCGCCTCCGGCCTGGAAGGCATGCCATGAATCGTCATTGTTATCATTTAATAAACCAAATCCTCCATTACCTGCACCTGTGCCTGTACCTGGTACACCTGCTATACCGTCTCCTGTCCTAGGAAATGGGGGTGGTATACTTAATGTAAATCCTTCATCTGAGTCTTTTGTGCTTAATCCAACACCACCGCCACCGGCGCCAGGGCCTGTGCCGTCTCTACCATTATTAGTATATAAATTTACATTACTGTAAGGTGATACATTATAGTCTTTAACAGATAACATTATGTTTGCATTAAATCCAGATATTTGTGAATTATCAGATGCCACTGCTGATAATGGTGCTCCTCCGGGCCAACCCAGAAATCCATTACCACCTCCACCACCGCCAGGTGCTGTATTTCCCATAAATGTAGTATTACTACCGTCTCTGGTTGCATTTGCTAAAGTACATGTACCACCTGCGCCTATAACTACAGCATTTGAACCTACACCTACTGCAACATCTGTAAATACATTTACTGCTCCTGCTCCACCGCCTCCACTGCCATATGAAGCATTTGCTGGTTCTGGATAATAATCTCCACGTGCTGTTAATATCTGATCGTTGCTCCAATTCTCACGTTCTTCTCCCCATATTGATTGATTAGAAAATCCACCTGCGCCTCCACCGCCTACTACTAGTACGTCTACATTACCCATATTTGAATCTATTGCCGCATCGCCTACTGACGTAATATCAAAAGTACTATTAGATGTAAATGTGTGATATTTTTGGAATGTGTTAGTTGTGAGATTTATAGTACCACCTGTTGCTGTTATAGGTGCTAATGAATTAGCATTTATTACATTGCTAGTTACTACAGGCGTAGTATTAACATCACTGGTATACAATTTAAATGTAAAATTTACATTACTGTCTGAATTTATATCTAAATTTTTTGTTATAGTTAAATTACCACTTGTAGGCAATGTTAAAGTATTTGTCATTCCCTCAGCATCTATAAAATCACTTGCAGATGCTGTTCCTGTAATATTCCATATAACAGTAGGCATAACTGTTCTGCCTGATGCCTGCGTTATATTTGTAGTAACATTAAAGGTAACCGTAGAGTTATTTGTATCAGATATTACTTCATTTATTGCGTATACAGGTTCATCAAATAATGCCTCTACGTTACCTTCATCTGTTCTAAAAAACCCTACTCTTTTACTTGGCATATCTTACTCCGGTTTACTAGGCCACACAATATTTTCTATTTGTGTTGCTGTATTTGTACTTGGCAAATTCCTTAATGCCTGCCTATATGTTTGCCATTCTGTTTTTTTACTGTCTGATAGTGGACTATCTACACCTTGTGTCCAATCTGACATAGTTAATCTTTTATCTCTATGCAATCTTAAATATGCATCAAAAGGCATATTATTAAAATTATTTACAATATCTTCTAATTCAAGTGTTTCTAAATTTACTTTTTTAACTGTAATATCAGTTACATAACCGTCTAGACTACTTAATTCCGGTGTTAAAGTTAATTGTTGAGCAAGTAAATCTTCACTCATTTTACGACATGTTTCTATTTTGCCATCACTAGTATGATATAATATTCTGTACATTATTTCTCACCTTTTGTAATTCTGGTCATTGCATAACCCATGTTACCAAATCGCCTGTATGCACCACTATTACCATCTGCATTTATACTACTAAACCCTTGCAATGTAATAGTAGCATTTGCTATTTTCATATCTGCAGGTAATGAATAAGTTGCAGGATCAGTACTGACTTTTTTGTTGTCTACCAATTGTGGTGTAAAGTCTGTTACACCTGATAGCACAACACCTCCGCCACCTCTAATTACTGTACTAGTACTTGTAGCATTAGCGAATGTTAAAGACACATTATTTCTAAATGCTACATCATATGGATCTGTAATAAATCCTCCTAGACTGGCTTCTGCCGTAAATGCATAGTCGCCTACGTCACTATCTGTTAAATCGTACAATTGTGGTGTAATTAAATTAATATAATTTACACTACTGTTGGCTATATTTGCATTTGCTGTTGTAGTTAGGCCTGAATCCTCTAATTGTGCACCTGCACCAAATGTTTTCATTGCTTCATTAACTACAATTCCACCATACAACTGATTATTAAGGTTTAAATTAGCATATTCTCCTGTATATACACCAGGAACAGGCAATGCTACTACTGGTATACTTGGAATACCGCTGTTACCCATTTCTCCTTCATTTTGAGCTGTAGTATGATTGTATATACCACTATCATGAAACATTAATACTACTTTTGCTGTAATAATACCGTCACCATTATCCATTTCTGTCACACGCATAACTCTGTATGCCTGATTACTAAATCCGTATCTAGCATTTGTAACTTTAACTACATCTCCTACATCTACTGTGAGTGCTGTATGATTAGCCTCAAATTCTAGTGTTCTACCCACTCTGCCTTGTAGTAAATCTATGTTACCTAAATTTGTAGCACGAGCCTTGTCATTAGTTAAAAACAATCTTGTACTTAAAGTATTTGTGGGCTCATTATGAAGTCTGCTGTATCCTGGAAATCCTTGTGAACTACCGCTACCTAAAGTAGGAACTTCTAGAAATACATTATCTGTTTGATCTTTTGCTTCACCATTACTATATTCTATATCTGCTTGGTTATACGTTGTAAATAATTCAGGATCTGCTACTGTTATACTGCTTACTATATTATCATCATTAAAAATAAAAGCATTGGCAAATTCTGCTGTGGTAACAAGTCTGTTAGGCACTACTGAGTATTTTCCTGCTTTGGGATTGTATGTAAAGAATGTTGCACTATTTTGGCATATCTGATCTATATTAGTTAAATTAGGTTGGAATGTACTTAAACCTCCATTAATTTTCCATCTATGATGTGATGTTGTAGTACCTGAACTAGTTATATACGCAACATCTTCTATTGCATAATTATACATATCTGTAAATGATGGTAAATCTAAATCATTATCTGTAAAGCCACAGCCATAACGGTCATTCTTAAGATAATCTAATAAAACATTTGCAGGATTATCCAGGCTGTTTTTAAAATCATAACTTATTGTGCCTAATCCTTGCAATCCATTACCTGCATCGTAATCTACTTCTACAATACTAATTATAGCATTACTACCTAATTTATTAGGATCACTACTCCAATTTGTAAACATAGTATCTGCCGCTACGGCTGTTGTACTGCCTCCAGGTGCTGGAAATATTTGTGCATTTGCATGAGTGTTACCTGCGTATACTCTACAACGTATTTTACCATTTACATTTGTAACTGATGTACCATTAGGGTCTGTAAGACTAACTACTTGGTGTGCTAACGCACCTGAACCAAAATTTAACTTACTGTCTCCTCTATAAACGTCGCTTATAGTTACAGTACCTGAGTCTGTTTGTTCACCAATAGCAAAGGCATACACCATTGTGTTATTTTGATTTTTAATCATGGCATCTATGGCTATTCCGCCCAGAAACGATTCGCCATAATATACTGGTAACTTATTATCTGTACTGGGATCTAATTGTATTTTAACACCAGGGTCTTTTGCTGATTGTATACTAGGTACGCCTGGTCCTAATGCTTTTGCTGTTGCTATAGCAATACCACCTGCTAGTAAAGAGGTAGCAATACCTAAACCAGTTAATGTTCCTGCCGCGGCAAAGGCTGCCGCGAATCCGGCTCCTGTAATTGCACCTGTTATTGCGGCCGCTATTGCTGTAAAAATTGCCATATACTATCCCTCATATACATAATTTGTTTCTACTTCTTTCCAACCACGTTTTTGTAAGTCAAAATCTGGTGACTCTACCATGTTTGTTAGTGTAAATGCTTCTATTATGCCTTTTTCTTTTAATTTTTTACCAAATTTTACATATTCTACTAGTAATTTGTAACCTAGTGTTGTGTTTCTTGCTTCTGGTTCTACCCACCATGCATATTCTCTTAATATTTGTACATGTGGTAGCCAGGGATCTGGACTTATACCTGCAACTAACATACCTAAAGGTTTATCGTCTTTTTCTGCTATAAGTATAACACCTTTTTTCATAAATCCTGTAATTAAATTAGTTATATAATTTACATTATATTTAGGATTATGAAATGCACTGAAAGGAGCCGCATTGGCAAAATTAATCATCATTTCCATAATGACTTCATAATCTCCTATTCCTGCTCGTCTTATCATTATCTTTGTATACTCCTTCTACGGCGACCGCCACCGCCACCGCCGCCTCCGCCACCACCTCCGCCTCCGGAGGCACTGAACTCTCTACCGAAGTCAAATTGTACATTATGTAAATCCTTTACTCTGTCCATAATTGTATCTGTGGGAAAGTAACGTTTTCTGTCTACTTCATTTGTTCTTTGTCCTGTAATTTGGTTTTCTAAAATACTTAGTGTACTTGCCGCTGTGATACTTACTGTTGCTGTATTTTCTCCATCAAGTACATCTAATTCTTCTACTACAGAGAAACCTGTAATTATACCTTTAAAACGTTGATATACGTTAGTTGTATCACCAGTGTCATTAAAGAAAGCCCTTTGTACTACTACATTACCACCTTTTACTGTGGTGCCTAATACTGTGGTTAAATAATTATTACTATCTACAGGCACACCACTTAAAGATAATTGTAAATCTCCTGTAGTTGCTTTAATGTTTTCTGTAATAGTTCCACATTGTAAAAATCCGCCTAGTGCTTGATATCCATATGCTGGGTCTGTTGACATTGCTGTAGGCATTTTATATCCATTAGTTAATTTGTAGGTTGTCCCACCTAATGTTAAGTCTACTAATAATGCATGACTAACACCATCATTTGCTACTTCTGGTATGCTTGTACTCATTGTAATACCTCAATTAATTTTACACTAGGGTTTTTGTATTGTAACCTGTCATAAGGTTGTATAGTGTAAGGGTTATATTCTGCAAATTTTACATTAAAAAACGGAGATACATTGTATAATTGGACGCTTCCTACACGAATATTAGGTCTAGATAATGGTATTGCAATATTACTGCTTGAACTAAAGGGAACATCTGCTGTTACTTGAGTAAACCCTCCACTGCCAAAACCACCTACTCTTATCCAATCGCCTGCTCTAACTAAATTACCTGATGGACTGCCTGTAACTGCTGTAGTATTTACATACACATTAGATTCGCCATGTACTGAGCTAGTATGGGTTACATTTGCTAAATCAGTTACATCTCCCTGGTATGTTGTAAATCCAGGAATAGCCATAGTATATACAAATTGTGTCTGATCTTTCATACTCTGTTCTATATCTAAAATATCGTTTCTATTTTCGCTATATGATTTACCTGGGCTTATACCTACTTCGAATTGATATAAAGTATTTGCTGAATAATGCTCTGAGGCATATTGGCCACTTAATCCTGTACTTCTATTTACAGGCTTGTTTAACACTATGTTAAGATATGTTTCTGGCAACATTACGTTACCGAATGCACTTGCTACGCTCATGTGTATAATACCTCTGCGAATTCAAAAGCATCCTGGAATTGTACTGTGACGTTACCAGGACCTCCTGGCACTAGGGTATACCTAGGCTTGTTTATTAGTGTAAATGTCATTCTTACATCTGTACCTGTTAACACATTAGGTGAACCTAGCGAGGCATAGCCTCCTGACTTAGTTGTGTATATACGTTCTAGAGGAATGTCTAAATATTTTGTTCCTACACCTCCATAAAAATCACTTGCTGATCTGTCTTCTGCTATCACCATTAAATTTTCATTATCTGTGTCATTTAATTGTATATAATCACCTTTCTTAAAATATAGGGCATCTGCTTGTATATTGTTTTGATTTGTACTTAATGTTAACACTTTAGTACTGGGTGTTAATTGTACAGGAGGCGATTGATTGCTAGTATTTGCTTGTCCTGGTCTGCCATATGTACTTAAATCTAAATTATTAATTGCTGTAGTAGTTGCGTTACCTCTGTATTTTAGTATGTAATCTAATCCTGTATTTGTACTACCAATATTGATTATTTCTGACTTAATTTTTGCATTTTGATCTATATACGCAAGTAAGCCTCTAACTTCTGGATCTGTAGCATCTAACACAGGAGGTAACGTCACAGTTAATGAATATGGCCTAATACCAAACACTACGCCTGTAGTTATTTCTGAACTTCTGGATATACTACTGTTTGTTATATCCTGATATGTTAACTGCAATGACGTTGCATTGTCTATAACGTATTGATAATTACTCATTATCCTGGTACCCTTCTAGCACCTGCTCTGGTTACATTGTAAATAAATTCTGGGTCTCTGGCAACTAGTGCTTTAAAAGACACGGCATCTACAGCATTTATGTTGTATGTTACACTACCTCCACCAGCACCTCCGGATCCTTGTAAGTTGTTGTTTGGTATAATTGTACCACTTGCTCCTGGCATAAACAACTCTGGTCCTTTCTCACCTACAATATAAGGTTGTCCTGAACTTACTGGTCCACCTTTTGCTTTAAATAAACCAAATATAGGTTCTGTAATGAACTTTTGTACTATTGCTCTAGCAAATGTTTCACGTAATATATTTCTAAAGTCTTCAAAAGAACTTTTACCTGTTAAAATGGCATCTACTAGTGCATCTTCAAATGCTTTACCGGCTTTTACTAGTCCATCTTCAATTGTTTTAATTGGATTAGTCATTTCTAATAGTCTTTCTTGTACTGTTTTAAATATGGTTTTTAATAATTCTATTGTTTCTTTTATTTTTTGCGGGAAGTCTCTGGTAAAGAAATCTCCAATTTGTAATATAATCCTTTCAAAATATCCTAATGTTAAATCTAATTCTCTATTTGTTTCTGTTGTTGCAACTTTAAATTCTTTAACTTTTTCTACTGATGTAGTGCCTACGGATTTAAGACTTTGTATATAATTTGTAATTTCGTCTGTGTTAAAAGGATCCATGATGTTTAACATCTTTTCCAATTCTCTAATACCACCAAATAATGTAGTATCTCCTTGTACTAAGTCATCAAATAGGCCTTCGAAGAATACTTTCATTGATTCTTGCACTTTAGGTGGTTTACCTGCCATTGTTGCCATTAACCTTAAGTATGCATCTTGTAATTCTTTAAGAATAGGAACACCAGAGTCTAATTCTTTTACGAATTTTGTAAATTGTCCTATTCTATTATCACCCATACCTGTAAATATATTAATATTAGGTGCATCTTCTAATACTTTTTTAAGTATTTTTAATTGTTCTTGTGCTTTTTTACCTTCATCAGTTAATTCTGGTAATCCACTAGCGCCTACACCTCTGGCAAATCTTGCTACAGTATTTGCTGTTTCTATTAATATGTTTCCTAATTGTGTAAATATTTTAACTATTGATGTAACAATATCTAAAAATTCATTCTTTAAAAAATTAGCAAAATTATCAAATCCACCTTGGTTTTCTGCTACTGTTAAAATAAAATCTGTAAAATCTTCTACTACTTTTTCTAATGCTGGTGCAAGTGCGGCTGTAAAGGCATTTGCAATACCATTTGTTAATGTTTGTAGCTCATTAAAGGCATCATTAAAATCTTCTACGCCCTGTATTGCACTTGTACTTAAAACAGCACCTAAAGCCTGTGCTCTGGTAAACATCTCTTGTAAACCAGCCGCACCTCCCATTAAGGTATTAACTAACTCTGCGCCTTCACTGTCGAACGCCTTAAAGGCAAGTGCTAGTCTTTGTGTTGCATCATCTGTGTTTGCTATACCATCTGCAAATTCAAATAATACTTCTTCTGCACTCTTGAATGAACCGTCTGCATTTCTTACATCAATACCTAACTTTTTAAGTGCAGGTAATAATTCACCAGCACCTTTTTGGGCTTCACCTAATCTTCTAGCAAATCTTCTTAGTGCAACCTGAGCCTGATCTGTGCCTACACCGGCTTGTTCGGCGGCAAACGAGAACTTCTGTAATGTTTCTGCACCAACACCTGTTACTTTACTTACTTTACCAATACGGTCAATTAAAGCCGCTTGTCTGGCTGTTAAGGCAACAAACGCCGTGGTTAAACCTAATACTGCAACTGTGGCTAACTTGGCTACTGCAACTAGTCCACCTACTGCTTTACCGGCTACTTTTATACCAGTAGTAAATGCTTTGCTTGATACTTTTAAGGTGGCTTTAATAGGTATAGCCATTATAATCTCCTAATAACTTTTTTTAATGTTTTTTCTATAAAAGCAACAGTAGGATCTACTAATCCTTTTTTAGGTCTTGCTTTTCTTAAATTCTTTATACTGTAACCGCCTGTTGTTTTACCTGTGCCTGCACTTGGTGGATTGGGATATAAACCTTGGTCTATAACACCTGAATAATCATAATCACCTTTAAGTGTAAAACCTCTGCTAGTGTTTTTAGTAATTTTGGTATTATCTTTAGCATTACCTGTTTTACCTTTAGGTGTTACACGTTGCATTTCCTTAAGGCTTTCATTAGGCAAGGTATTACGCACATAACGTTGCAACTTTTTAACTTTGCGTTTGTATATTTTATCGTTAACCTTTAGTCCCATGTGTTTCCTTAAATTTACTGTACATTTCGTCTATATGACTTTGTTGATATGTACTTGTAATGTCTTCACCTCTTGCTTTCTTATCTGCTCTTACTTTAATCATATTAGCATTACTGAATATCATTAAATCTACTGTTGTTGCACTTTCCAATATTTCAGTTGGTAACTTGCCATAACTAGATGCCATGGCATCTATCATTTGTATAAGCGATTCTTCCCGCTCATCTAGTAAAGGAGTGCTTGTTACTTTCCCAGCGACTCGGTTACTTTCAATACTGCCGCATTCATTACATCCATGGGCAATATATTACCATCACTCATTACTGGATGTCCATGTTCGTCTAGTATTAACTCCTGAATAACTTTATACATTTCACTAGGGTCATCTTGTTTTACACTTGCTAATTTTGTATATGTATCTATTGGCAATCTGTCTTGCACATAGAATTCTAACTCATCACCGTATGCTTCTACGATATCTGAATCATTAATTGTTATTTTGGTTAATTGTGGTTTTGCGGCTAATTCTTGTAATTTCATATCTTTATTCCTTTATATCTCTTTTTTTCAAATTGTGTAATGCACTTAAACAAAATGCAATACGTTTGTGTGCTTTGGCTATATCACCGCCGGCACATCTAAGCTCATTCTGAGCCTTCGCTATCTCCGTTTCCATGCTCTTCAGCACTTCCTGAGTCTGGTGCTTGTCCCATATCTCCATAACTTTCTTCCTGTATATCTGTATTTATTTGTTTTTTAGATTTTGAGCCCATTTCGATACCATGCTGTTTTGCAAGATCTCTAAAATCATGTGTCTCTCCATCTATAACAACATC